CTTCTGCAGACGCAGGAAGAGGCGGCCGAGCTGATCCAGGCGATCAGCAAGTACCACCGGGCGGCAGGGCATGGCGCGCCGGTGAAGCTGACAGAGGAAGAGGCCCGGCAGCAGATCCTCGAGGAGCTGGCGGACGTCACCGTCATGGTGGAGCAGCTCAGATACTTCCTGGACTTCAGGAAGGACGAGCCCGGCTTCCGGGAGATCTACAAGCACAAGATCCGGAGGACGACGGAAAGGAGGCAGAATGCTAACCGAGGATAATATTCTGACGATCGGGGAGGGAGACTTCGGCCATACATGGCGGATGACCTTTGATCTCAATGTGATCGTAAAAGAAGCAGGCGTGATCAAGCGGGAGCCCGCCTGGACGGATCCGGCCACCGGAGTCCGCTACAGAGGCGTGAACTACGTCCTGCTGCCGCTGCCGCAGGCCCGGAGGATCATCAACTACATCCTGCAGTACGCGACAAGCGAAGAGATAGACAGGATCGGGAAGATCTTCCGGAAGAATGAGAAGCTGTACAAGATCTGGAAGGAGAAGCTGAATGCGTGCAAAAGATTTTATTGATTACCTGCAGAAGTTTCCGGGAGACAGCAACGTCTGCTTTCTCCTGGCTGATGTCTCGGCCAGAACTCTCTACCATGCGAAGGACATGATAGGAATTACTGACAGCCCGGAGCCGACGATCTGCATCGATCTCGGAGATCCGGAACCATTTACGCCTGAGATGGAAAAGGCAGCAGAGGAGGATGAGCATGAAAATAAAGGTGACTGAGATCGAGTGCAATGCTGACGAATTAAGGCAGAGCAACACTCTGGCAGATTCTTTTTCGAACCTTCTGCGCGGAGTGTTTATGGGCAGACAGGGAGCATATCAGGAAGAGGAGGACGAAGAGAATGGCAATCATTAAGCAGCCGTGCGATCCGGTCAATCATCCGGCCCACTATACGGACGGAAGGATCGAAGTGATCGAGTACATTGAGGACAAGAAGCTGGGCTACTGTCTGGGCAATGCGGTGAAGTACATCAGCCGAGCAGGAAAGAAGGATCCAGCGAAGGAAGTGGAAGATCTCGAGAAGGCCGTCTGGTACATCCAGCGGCGGATCAAGGAGCTGAAGGATGGAGAAAGAAGCTGAGTGCATGAACTGTCTTTTTGAGCTGCACTGTGACTGGTCCAGAATCAAGAATGGCCAGTGTGACCGATTCAAGGAGGATCCATATTATGAAAAAGATAATCACGTTATTCTTCGCGGCCGCCATCGTGTTGACACCGATGACGGCAAGGGCTGAGGAGCCTCAGCCGGTATATGCGGATGTTTCCGTCTCCGAGTATGAAGGGGACCTGCTGGAGAGGATCCTGTGGGCGGAAGCAAACGATCAGAGCTTTGATGGCCAGAAGGCCGTGGTCGAGGTGGTCTTCAACCGGCTCCGGTCTCCGGAATGGCCGGACACGATCGAGGGCGTTCTGAGTCAGAAAGGGCAGTTTGCGACCTGGAAGAGCCGGAACAAGGTGCGGCCGACCGAGCTCCAGAGCGATGTGATCAGTGAGGTCCTTCGGGAGACCGAGACCGTGATACCTGCAGACTATGTATATTTCAGCACGAAGAAGCACGGCTGGATGCACGACTGTTTTAAAATCGAGGACCATTGGTTCGGGAGGTAAATATGATCAGAGTCGAAGACATTGAGGTTTTTGGATGGGACGCTTGTGTCCGGGGGATGCGGAATCCGATGAACAGCTGGGACAGATCTGACACGATCATCTATCCGGAGGTTGAAGTGGGAAAGAAGGACATGAAGCTGATGAAGCAGCTCTTCGCCGCCGGCACCGAACACAGGAAGTATTTGAGGATGCTGCACATCCAGATGGACATTGTGGCGCCGCTGTACTGGTGGAAAGAGTTTGACACCTACAAGGTTGGAACGGCGGCCAACAGCTGCAGCACCATGCACAAGATCGCGGCAAAGCCGTTTGAACTGGATGACTTCAGTTGGGATCATCTGTTGAATACCGGCTGTGACCTGTTTGAACTGAAATGGGGGACGGACTGTTCAACAATGGTTCAGCCGCAGCACTTCCTGATTGAATACATCATTCCGGTGCTGAACGTCTGTCGGGAAAAATATCTTGAAACCAAAGACAAACGGTATTGGTGGCAGATGATTCAGTTACTGCCGTCATCCTACAATCAGCGCCGGACCGTGGACATCACCTACGAGGTGGCCGCGAGGATCATCGATCAGAGGATGGACCATAAGCTGGACGAATGGAGGGTCCTCGTGAACGAGTTGCTGCAGCTGCCGTACCTGGCAGAGATCCGAGGCTGATATGGGCAAAAAGGGAGAGCTGCTGCGGCTTCAGAAAAAGCAGCGTGCAACATACACTTTTACCGGCGAGCAGCTGGAGGCTCATGATCAGGCTATCGTGGCAGCACGCGCCGATAAGATCAAGCGGGATCTCATGGAGCAGATGGAGAAGGAATATGCGGCACGAGAGGAACACGTCAAAAAGGTCATAGAGGAAGAGTGGAAGTCCAGGGAAGAGCTTTTCAGAGGCGAAGACATGGCGGACAACTTCTTCCTGATCCTCTCTCTCCTGCTGGCCACCAGCTGCCGCGTCCTCATCGAGAAGTTTCACTGGAAGCCGATTCCCAAAGACGGGAAGTATGACCACAGGAACCGGACTATGAGATTCAGCGACTATCTGATCGATGAGATCAATGCGATCGTAGAAGATGAGACAAAAGACATCCGCAGATATTGCGACGAGGTCTATGAAGAATATGGAGTGAAGTTTATCCAGCAGGAGGTCGATGAGAATGGCAAACCCTTATAACAATTCTGAGGGATATCCGGATCCGACGGCATTTTTCGGGGAAAAGAGCATCCGGAAGGAAGAAGCAGAGCTTGAAAAGCGGGCCATGCGGGCGGTCGGTACGGTCAAGCTGCTGATGGAGCTCTGCGGCTTTTCCATCGTGGGCCGGATCACTCTCAGAGACATCAAGACCGGCAAGGAATTCAAGTAAGGGGGTGAGGCTCATGAACAGAGACATCCTGAAGAGATACGATGCCTTAAAAGATGAACAGGGGGACATACGGAAGCGGATCGAGCAGCTGGAGCGGGAGATGAATAATCTCCTGGATACTTTGGTCTCGGACACGGTTATGGGAACCCGGGAGGACGGAACCTATGGTCCGATTAAAATTAAGGGGATACCATTTCCGGAGTACGATCGGAAAAAGGAACTCCTGCAGCAGCGCCTGGATCGGTATGAGGAGATTGAGCGCGAGCTGATCGGTATGATTGGAGAGATTGAGACCTTTATCTCCGGAGTGACCGATTCCAGGATCCGGACTATCCTCCGGCTGAAGTATATCGACGGGCGTACCTGGAGAGAAGTGGGGAGGCGCTATGGGAAGGGCCCTTCCTGGGGCTTCAAAAAAGTTGAGGCCTATTTTTCAGAAAAGCCTTGAAAAGGGAAAAAAGGGAACGCATAAATGAAAATTGGAAAGTAAGACTTATCAGATCTTATCGTTTCCTCCGATGATCCGGGGACTGTCCACCAGTTCCCGGGTCTTTATGTTATGGAGGTGTATATGCTGAAGGCGTGTCAGTACTGCGGTCGGATCCATCCTAAGAATTACGACTGTGGCAGGATACCTACCTATGGCAGGAAGGGTACTGCAGAGCAACGCTTCAGGAGTAGTACAGCATGGACAAAGACCAGCATGAGGATAAGGGCACGTGATCATTACATGTGTGTCTATTGTATGCAGCATGATAAGCGTGTGACTACCGAGGGCATCGAGGTACATCACATCATTCCAGTGAGAGAGGACTACAACAGAAGACTGGACGGTGACAACCTGGTCAGTCTATGCAGACTACATCATGAGCAGGCAGAGTCAGGTGTCATCAAGAGAGATGCACTGATGATGATGGCAGCAAGGCAGGAAGAGTCTGACAATTCATACCTGCCATGCCTCTGAGGGGGTATATCCCCCGGAGGGTCAAAATTTGAGCGACGGTCCGCCAGAAGACCGACGCCCCACCTTTTTATACACAAAATTCGCATTTCAGCCCGGAAAGGAGGTCTTTTATGCCACAAAGAGCTAAATCAGCATCAATATTGATGCTGACGAACGACGTGTCTCACCGGACAAAAAGAGAGATCGCGCTCCGAGCTGCGGCCGAAAAAGGCACTCTGACCGGCGAGGGGATGAGAGAGCGGGCCGATGTAAAGAACAACCTGGACGCTCACAAGGAATTCATGCGGCTCCGGAGGCTCTTCCGGAAGATCGAGAAGGATGATGCGATCTATGCCCAACCGATCAACGACTACTGCCTGCTCCATGCGGAGTGTCTGGCCATCGCCGGGAAGATCGACCGCATCGAGGAGGATCTCGACTATCTGGAGGCCCGGCGGGGCGACATGGATCCGGTCGAATATCTGCAGCTGCGCGGCGCGCTCTATGACAAGGAGCTGAAGCTGTCCGCAGAACTGGACAAGAAGCGCGACAAGAAGCGCGCCATTGAAGACAAGAACCTTATGAACATTCAGAGCGCGCTGCGATCCATTCCTAAGAAACCAGACGAGAAGAAGAATCCTCTGAAGGAGGCCTTGAGTGGTTAAGGACAGCAAGGCCTACGAGTACGCGGCCTGGTGCGTGGCCGATCAATCCGGATGCGTCCCGAAGTACGTGAAGAAGCAGGCGGCCAGCTGGATCCGGATCGTCCTGGGCGATGATCCGGAGGCCTACGTGGACGAGAAGAGCTACGAGAAGATCTGCAAGCTCCTGAAGATCATCATCCATCCGGATCTCCGGTGCCCGATCTATGAGGGCCTGGAGGATTATGCCTGGTTTTTCATCGTCGCGACACTCTGCACGAAGAAGACCGGCACGGACTTCCGATACTACCTCACGGCCGTGCTGGAGATCGCCCGGAAGAACTTCAAGACCTTCAACTCGGCCATTATCTTCATCCTGCTGATGCTGATCGAGCCGGACTTCTCCAGATTCTTCTCCGTGGCGCCAGATCTGGCGCTGAGCTCAGAGCTTAAGGTGGCCATTCGGAAGATCATCAAGTCCTCGCCGGCGCTGATCGACGAGGTGGATCCGGCCTTCAAGATCATGAGGTCTGTGATCAAGTGCCTCTTAAACGACAACGAATACACTCCGCTGGCATACAGTAATGACCGAATGGACGGCAGAATGGCCAACGTCTTCCTGGCGGATGAGGCCGGAGCAATGGACGACTATCCCGTTGAGGCCATGCGCTCGTCCCAGATCACTCTGCCTGATGGTCTCGGAATCATCATATCGACGCAGTATCCGAACGACAACAACGTCATGATCGATGAGATAGACATCAGCAAGAAGGTCCTGGACGGTCTCCTGGAGGACCGGCGGAGGTTTTCACTCCTTTATGAGCCGGATGACGAATACAAGAACGGCGATCTGTGGCAGACAGATGACCGGGTGATCTATCAGAGCAATCCGGTGACCATTAAGAACGAGAGGATCTTCGAGACGCTTAAGGGGAAGCGCTCCCTGGCTGTCCTTTATGAGAACAAGAGGGAAAACTTCCTCTGCAAGCACTGCAATATCCTCTATAAGGGGCTGGGCGTTGAGGGCTATGTCGATATCCAGCGCGTGAAGCTCTGCAGCATTCCGGATGATCCGTCCTGGTGGAACGGCAGGCGCGTCTGGATCGGCCTGGATCTCTCCCAGTCGGATGATAACACGGCTTTTTCTATGGTCACCGAAGACCAGGGAATCATATACAGCAAGACTTTCGGATTCCTTCCGGTGGAGAAGAAGGACCTGAAGAGTAAAAAAGAGCATGTCGATTATGACCGGCTGATCAGGCAGGGCATCTGCTACTCCTGCGGCTCGGACGTGATCGACTATTTATTTGTCAAGGACCGGATCGAAGCCCTGCCGGCAGAGTACGGCGTGGAGATCGTGCAGATCGGGTACGACCGCTGGAACGCGATCGCGACGGTGCAGGCCCTGGAAGCGGACGGCTTCGAGTGCGTAGAGATCAAGCAGCATAGCTCTGTCCTGCACGGTCCGACGAAGTGGCTGCGGGAGCTGATCCTCGAGAAGTCCTTCCGGTACAGCGAGAACCGGATGCTGGAGATCAACTTCCAGAACGCGCGATGCACCGAAGACACTAACCTCAACAAATACGTAAACAAAAAGAAGTCAAACGGCAAGGTCGATATGGTCGTATCGCTGATCAATGCGATGTACCTCCTGCAGCAGGAGCTGCTGTACGGAGACGGCGGCTTCGTCGTGCAAGTGGTATAAGGAGATAATTATGTGGCCTTTTACAAGAAGACAGGAGATCCGGGCCGACACGGAGCAGATGGCCGACATCGACACGACTACGGTCGAGGGACAGCTGCTGAAGGCCCAGCTCGAAGCCCAGGGGACGATGACCGTCGACAAGGCGCTGCAGATCCCGGCCGTCGCGGCATGCGTGCGGCTGATCTGTGACACGGTCTCGATGGTGCCCTTCCGGCTTTACAAGATCAATCAGGAAGGGCTTCAGCTGGAGGAAGTGACGAACGATCCGCGCGTGGCGCTGCTCAATGTGGATCCGGGAGACACCCTGGACGCGGTGCAGTTCAAAAAAGCGCTGGTCAGAGACTACCTGCTCGATAAGGGCGGCTACGCCTATATCGACCGGGTGGGCAACCGGATCCGGAGCCTCCGCTATGTAGAGCCTGACTTCGTGTCCTTCAACTGGAACGCGGACCCGATCTTCAAGGATTATGACATCCTGGTGAACGGAGAGACCTTTCAGCCTCACCAGTTCATCAAGATCCTCCGGAACACGACGGACGGATACAAGGGTATCGGCATCGTGGAGGAGCAGGCCGAGCCGCTTCTGGTGGCCCACCGGATCCTGAAGTACCAGGACACCCTGATGCAGACCGGCGGCTCGAAGAAGGGCTTCGTGAAGTCCCAGAAGAAGCTGACCGCGGAGGCCATCAAAGCCCTGAAGGATGCCTGGAACCGGCTTTTCTCTTCCGGATCCGAGAATGTGGTCGTCCTGAATGACGGCCTGGAATTCCAGGAGAGCTCTGAGAGCTCGACAGAGATGCAGATCAACGAGAACGTGAACACCCTCACGAAGCAGATCTGCGAGATCTTCGGCGTGCCGGTCCAGCTGCTCAACCGTGAGGTGGGCACCGCGGACAAGGAGGACCGGATCACCTTCATTCAGTATTGCATCCAGCCGATCCTGACCGCGATCGAGAACGCGCTGAACCGTGTCCTGCTCCTGGAGAAGGAGAAGGGCGGGTACAAATGGGCGGCGGATACCTCCGAGTTTACGAAGGCCGACGTCCTGGAGCGCTACCAGGCGTATGAGCTGGCCTGCAAAAATGGATTTATGCAGATCGATGAGGTCCGATACCGGGAGAACCTGGAGCCGCTGGGCCTTGACTTCGTCAAGCTCGGCCTGCAGGACGTCCTCTACTACCCGAACAAGGGCGGCATGACCTTCGTGCCGAACATGAACCAGGTCGGAGGCATCGACCTCGCGATGGAAGACCGGGAAGACGCGAAGAAGCAGAAGGAAGCGGAGATCGAGGCTTTGAAACAGAAACCAGAGGATCCTGCACCGAATGGACAGGAAAATGCTCAGAATAGCCAGGAAAGTGATCAAATTGACCCGGAAAGTGATCAAAACGAGCAGGATCCTGATCGGAATGAAAAGGAAAAACCGGAAGGAGGTGATGAAGAATGAGGATCGAAATCCGCAATGACTCCGTCGAAATTGACGGATACGTGAATATTGTTCGTAGGGACTCGAAGCCGCTGAGAGATCGGAGCACCGGACAAAAATACCTGGAGCAGATTGTCCCTGGAGCTTTTCAGAGAGCTCTCGAAAAAAACCCTGTACTACTGCTTCTTGATCATGAACGCGGAAGGGTACTCGGATCTACAGAAGATAACCTTCAGTTAGAGGAGAATGTGATCGGATTAAGAGCACATGCTGTCGTCACCGATCCGGAAGTTATTCAGTTAGCAAGAGACCGCAAACTCAGAGGCTGGTCTTTTGGTTTTATACCTCGCAACGTGTCAGAAGAAGAAAACGCCCGTGATGGAATGAGTCGTCGGTACATAGAGGACATGGATCTGATAGAGGTCTCTCTGATAGACACACGAAAAATTCCATGCTATGACGATACCTTCATCGAGACGCGGTCAGAGGATGAGGAAGCGCAGTCTGATGTACTTGAAGTCAGGGCCGATTATTTTGTGAATAGTCCTAAAGATAAGAAGCCTATAGACCTCTCTAACTTCAAAGCGCGAATCAGCGCTCTTGATAGCAAACTTTAAAAGGAGAAAACAAAACTATGAGAAAGAGAATCTATGTGAAGCCGGAAATGCAGTTTCGCGCTGAGGATCTCAAGTCCCTGCAGGAGCAGAGAAATGAGACCGTGCAGGCCATGAAAGACATGACCTCCGCAGCTGAGGCAGAGCAGAGAGCCTTCACTGAGGAGGAGCTCGCCCAGTTTGATGAGCTGGAGAAAAAGGTCCAGACACTTGACTCCTCTATCCAGAGAATGGAGAGAGCGAGAGATCTGAGCCTTAACGTGATCAGCCCGAAGAAGAGAGAAGAGCTCACTGTCGAGGAGGCTGAGGAGAGAGCCTTCGAGGCCTACCTCAGGAGCGAGATCCTTGAGGAGAGAGCGGGTGATGTCAACCTGACCAAGGGTGAAAACGGTGCGGTCATTCCGACCACCATCGCGAACAAGATCATCACCAAGGTGCATGAGATCTCCCCGATCTATGCTATGGCGACTAAGTACAATGTGAAGGGCACTCTGTCCATCCCGTACTATCCGGCAACCGTCGACGGAGCTACTCCGGACGTACAGATGGCCTATGCCACTGAATTCACCGACCTCGAGTCTACTTCCGGCCGCTTCAGCTCCATCAGCCTCACCGGCTTCCTGGCTGGCGCCCTGACCAAGGTCTCCAAGTCCCTCATGAACAACAGCCAGTTCAACATCGTGGACTTCGTCATCACCAACATGGCGGAGACCATCGCGCGCTGGCTCGAGGGCGAGTGCCTGCACGGCACCCCCAACAAGGCGACCGGCGTGATCGCCGGCATCACCCAGGGCGTGACCGCTGCGGCGACCGGAGCCCTCACCGCGGACGAGCTGATCAAGCTGCAGGAATCCATCCCGGACGCTTACCAGAACGGCGCCTGCTGGATCATGTCCAGAGCTACCCGCACCGCGATCCGCCTCCTGAAGGACGGCGAGGACCGCTACATTCTGAACCCGGATGCAACCTCCAAGTGGGGCTACACCCTCTTCGGAAAGCCGGTCTATGTGTCTGAGAACATGGACAACATGGCAGCGGGCAAGCCGGCGGTCCTCTACGGCGACTTCTCCGGTCTGGCCGTGAAGCTCTCCGAGGCTCTGGAGATCCAGGTGCTTCGTGAGAAGTACGCAACTCAGCACGCTGTCGGCGTGGTCGCCTGGATGGAATTCGACGCGAAGGTCGAGAACGCCCAGAAGCTGGCCAAGCTCACCATGAAGGCATCCTGATGAAGGTCAGGGCGAAGACGAGCTTCTCCGGCCCTCTGATCAGTATGGCGAGAGGAAAGACTGCAGAGATCACCGACGAGGTGATCCTGCAGGATCTCCTGCAGGCCGGCTATGTCGAGGCCGTGGAGGCTGAGACTGCAGCGGAGGAGGTGCCGAAGAATGAAGGTAAGCGAAGTAACAAGAAGCGTAGTCGCTGACTTCTGCCGGATCATCTTAGAGGACCAGAACGAGGCCGAGCTTGCCACGCTGGACGCCCTGACGGAAGCGGCGAAGCAGTACTGCATCAGCTACACGGGCCTGACGGCGGAGGAGCTGGATGCCCATGAGGACATCACCGTCGCTATGCTGGTGCTCGTGGGCGACATGTACGACAACCGGCAGATGTATGTCGATAAGGCCAACGTCAACCGGACCGCGGAGACGATCCTCGGCATGCACTGCGTCAACCTGATCCCGGAGGAGATCATCCGGGAGGAGGCAGGAGAGGGGTGATCAGATGTCGATCAATGCCGGAAGGCTTAAAAAGCACATCGAGATCTGGCGCTACCAGAGCACTGTCAACGCTGCCGGCTCCGACGTCAATCAGCTGGTGAAGGTCAAGACGGTCTACGGGGAGATCAGGCCGGTCCGCGGCTCTGAGTATACTGAGTACTATAAGGAGCAGCATGATCTGAGCATCAAGATCACGATCCGCTTCTGGGAAGGCCTCCGGCCGACCGATGTGCTGCAGTATCACGGACGGCAGTATGAGATCCAGTCGATCATCAACCCGGAGCAGGCTGATTACATCCTCGAGGTGATGTGCACCGAGAAGGACGACAAGCACAAGCCGGAGGTGAACTGATGGCCGGAGAGCACACGCTGACGATAGACTTCCATGACCTTGACAAGGATCTGCAGGCCGTGATCGACCAGTATCCGGATGAGACGGCGAGCTTCATGCGGAAGCAGGCCAATCAGTGGAAGAAGGATTGCAATGCCAAGGGATACAGCAAGTACACCGGAGGGAAGAAACCGATCCCGAAGGCATGGAAGACCGTTAAGGAGGAGAATATCCTGCATCAGCTTACAGAGGTCCAGATCCAGAACCAGAGTAAGCTCTTCCACCTTCTGGAGAACGGACACGTCAAGTGGCTCTTCGGTAAGAACACCGGCGGCTATGTAGCCGGGAAGCACTGGGCAGAGAAGACGCGCGAGGAATGGAAGGAGCACTTCGGCTCCGACGTGTCTGACTTTGTGAATCAAATGCTGGGGAGGCACAACCTATGATTGAAGCTATAGAGGTCAAGGCTGCCTGCAACGGCATCCTGAGGACACTATATCCGAACATGAAGATCTACGGCCCGGATACGACCGGAGCTCTGGAGCGGCCCTCCTTCTACACCGAGCTGATCCCGTATCTGCTGGAATACCAGACGGTCAACCTGGTGAAGCAGCGGATCGGCTTCAAGATCTCGCTCATGGAGGAGGTCACAAACGAAGAGTTTGAACTCTCGGCCCTTGCGAACATCCGCCAGGGCTTCGGCCTGAAACTCAAGATCGGGAAGAGGCGGCTGACCGTCTCAGACGTCGAGTTTGAGTATACCGGAGCAAAGAACGATGTGTTTCAAATTACAGTAACCATAGAGTGGTATGACACGATCACAGAAACGAAGGACTATGACCTTATGCAGGATGTGGACGTGGATACCGTAGTGAAAGGAGAATAAAGAATGGCAAGATTAACTTCTCCGGAGATCACCATCACTTTCATCGAAAAGGGTGCCTCCGCGATTCAGAGAAGTGAGCGCGGAGTCGTCGCGCTGGTTCTTAAAGACTCCGCGCTGGCAAGCGGCCCCGTGATCACGGTCTACTCCGTATCCGATATCCCGGCCGGGCTGAGTGCAGCCAATAAAAAGTACATTCAGGACGCGCTGACTGGCTACCAGGTGACGCCGAAGAAGGTCATCGTCTATATCATGACCGTGACCGAGGAGAATGACCTGGATGCCTGCTACACCGCAATGGAAACCTATTTCGAGACTCATGTCTTCGACTGGATGGCCATTCCGACTGTAGCAACTGACTCGAAGGCTTCCGAGATCGCTGTCTGGATTAAGGGCCTCCGGTCCAATTTCCACCTGTCCAGGAAGGCCGTGCTGCCGAATCAGACCGCAGACAGCGAGGGTATCGTGAATGTGACTTCCAGTCTGTATACTGCAGACGGCACCGAGGTCACTCCGGAGCAGACTACTCCGCGAATCGCCGGCCTCATCGCAGGCACTCCGATGACGATCGCGGCCACCTATGCACCGCTGCTCGACTATGCGGACTGCACCAGACTGACGAAAGACCAGGCGGACGAAGCTGTCGGCGCCGGCAAGCTCGTCTATATCTTCGACGGAGAGAAGGTCAAGCTGAACCGCGCGGTCAACAGCTTCGTGACCACCACCGACTCCAAGGGAGACAGCTTCAAAAAGATCAAGCTCGTCGAGATCATGGATATGATCCGCGATGACATCCACAGCACTCTGGAAGACAGCTACATCGGCAAATATGCTAACAGCTACGACAACAAGTGCCTGCTGATCACCGCGATCAATGCCTACTTCAATGAGCTGATCAGGACCGGCCTTCTGGCCTCCGGATACTGCGAGATCGACCTCGTCGCTCAGCGGAACTATCTGCAGAGCCAGGGCGAAGCAGTGGAGGACATGACCGATCAGGAGATCAAGGAAGGCAACACCGGCAGCCATGTATTCCTCAGAGCAGTGATCTCCATCCTCGACGCGATGGAAGATATCCAGCTCGAGATCTATATCTAAGGAGGGAGGTAGAGTATGAACGGATTTACTGCAGATCAGGTCATCAATGGAACCTGGGGCGAATGCTGGATCGACGATACCTACATGGCAGAGGTGTCGGCCTTCAAGCTCGAGATCAATGCAAACTATTCCGCAGTGACCAGAACCCGGAACCTCGTGGACGGCCAGAAGCTGGTCGGCATCGAGCCGAAGGGCGAAGTCAAGCTGCATAAGGTCAGCTCTTTCGTGGCGAAGAAGATCTCCGATACTCTGAAAAGCGGCAGGGTGCCGAGCTTCAAGATCATTTCGAAGCTCGCGGATCCGGATGCCCTTGGAGCGGAGAGAGTCGTAGCCTACGGCTGCAAGTTCGACAAGGCGATCCTGGCAGACTGGGAAGCTGGCAAGGTCGGAGAAGAGTCCTACAGCTTCACGGCTGAGGACTGGGACTACCTGGACAGCATCTGATCATAAGCAACCAACACGGGCGGCGCGCTGCATAAGTGCGGCGCCCTTATTTGCGTTAAAGGAGGAAACACATGAGTTTAGTAGATAAGTTGATGGCCATCGATAAAGGCGAATTTGCAAAAGAGCAGACCGCAGAGATGCAGGCGAAGCACCTCTCCAAGGTCCTGAAGGAACAGGTCACCATCAGAGTGAGAGCTCTTCCGGGAGACCAGTACACCGATATCACTGCGCGTCTCGTCAATAAGAAGGGCAATGCGGACTTCTCCAAGTCCTACGACGTCAATGCCCTCCTGGTGGTGGAAGGTGTCGTGGAGCCGAGCCTGAAGGACAAAGAGCTGCAGAAGCACTTCGGCGCGGCAACTCCGAAGGAGCTGGCGAAGCTCCTCTTCCCGGGCGGCGAGCTGACAGAAATCGCCAACATGATCACCGAGCTTTCCGGCTTCTCTCAGCCCGAGGAGGATGAGGACGAAGTAAAAAACTAATCGACTCTGACGGAGAGGTCAGCATGATGTATGCCCTCTTCCGGCTTCATGGCTGGAAGCCGTCAGATTATTATTCCCTGAGCTATGGGGAGAAGCTGATCGTGCGCGCCTTCATGCGCAGGGAAGCGGAGGACCTGGCTCAGAAGTAAGAGGAGGTAAAGCATGGCAAACAGAGTAATCGATGCTGTACTCCGCCTCACGGATAGCTTTACTGGGCCGGCGATGAAGTCGATCCAGACGATGACCTCCATGAGCAAGGCCGGCATAAAGGTCGGCAAGGACATAGAAAAGGCTGGCGCTTCTATCACGAAGGTTGGAGCAGGGCTCACGACAGCGGTCACTCTGCCGCTTGCCGGTGTGGCCACAGCAGCGATCAAGACAGCTGCTGACTTTGAGTCTTCTATGTCCAATGTGCACGCCATCATGGGCGACACCTATGACGACAGCCTCACGCAGTTCGCTCAGCAGCTCGGCGCGACGACCGCCTGGAGCGCTCAGGAAGTCGCCCAGGCCATGCAGTACACCGGCATGGCCGGATGGACGGCTCAGGAAAACATTCAGGGCTTAAAGGGCATCCTGGACCTGGCCAGCGCTTCCGGAACGGAGCTCGCGCTGACCTCCGACATCGTCACCGATGCGATCAGTGCCTTCGGCTACACTGCCGCAGAGTCCGGCATGTTTGCCGATACGATGACCGCAGCCTGCACCAGCGCCAACGTGTCCGTGGAGACCTTAGGAGAGTCGTATAAGTACTGCGGCGCTCTGGCCGGCACTATGGGCTATGAGCTGGATCAGGTCACGACAGCACTCGCTGTCATGGGCAACAACGGCATCAAGGGATCTCAGGCCGGCACGGCCTTAAGGTCCGCGATCTCCAACCTGTCCGCACCGACTAAGCAAATGAAGGAGGGCATGGACGCTCTCGGCATTTCTCTGAAGAATCAGGACGGCTCGATGAAGACTTTCGAGCAGGTTATCGACAACGTGCGCGGATCCTTCCAGGGACTCTCTGCAGATCAGCAGGCAGCTTATGCGAAGCAAATCTTCGGCAAGCAGGCCATGGCCGGCATGCTGGCCATTATCAACACCAGCACGGAGGAATACGACGCGCTGGCTGCGGCCATCGACAACTCCGGCGGAGCGGCAGACAAGGCAGCCAAGACACAGCTGGACAACTTAAGCGGACAGCTGACGCTGCTGAAGTCAGCCATTGAGGGCGCTGCGATCGCCTTCGGTAACCGGATGCTGCCGTACCTTAAGAAGGCGACGACCTTCGCCCAGGGCCTGATGGACAAGATCAACGGTCTTTCTGACGCCCAGATGGACAATATCATCAAATGGGCGGGCATCGCGGCAGCAGCCGGTCCGGTCCTCATCGTCCTCGGAAAGATCGTCTCCGGAGTAGGAAAGGGCATTCAGATCTTCAATAAATTCGGCGTGGCCTTGAAGGCAGCGGGCAGCTTCTCTGCTCTGCTGGCGTCTCCTCTGGCGATCGTCATCGGAGTGATCGCAGCCGTGGGCCTTGTGGTCGCGGCCGTGGTGACGCACTTCGACAAGTTTAAGGAAGGCCTGAGACAGTTTGGTCCGAGCTTCGACGAGATCCGGCAGAAATTTGCTACTATCGGCTCGCTTCTGGCGCCGGTTGGTGCCGGGATCCGGACCGTGGTGGACGTCGTGGGTGGTGCCATAGCCTACGTCGCCGGCATTCTGACGGGAATAGGGGCCAAGGCCTTCAGCGTGTTCCTGACTGTTGTGATCGCGGTCATGACTGCCGTCCGGAATGCGATTCAGACGGCGGCTCCGGTTATCCAGAGAGTGATGGCTGTGATCCGGACGACCTTCATCCGGGTGGCCAACGTGGCCGCTACGACACTGAGACCGATCATCACGCAGGTCTTCACGTCTATTCAGACTGTCATCGCTGCCGTGGTCAATTTCGTGGCCAACACGCTGATGCCTGCATTCAGCAGGGCCTGGCAGATGGCCGTGCAGGTGGTGACTGCAGCGATCAATGGCCTGACTCCGGTCATCCGGAGGATCATGCCGGTCGTGCAGGGCGTCATCTCCTTCATCCAGGGCGTAGTCGTCCCGGTCGTGAGCGGCGTCATCGGTGCGATCACGGGGATCATCACCGGCGGCATCGCGGTCATGAGCACCATCATCAACAGCATTATGACGGTCCTGCAGGGCGTGACGGACTTCGTCTCCGGTGTCTTCACTGGGAACTGGGAGCTCGCCTGGAATGGCGTGTCTCAGATCTTCAGCGGCATCGTGAGCGGTATCGAAGGCACCTTCAAGGGCGTGATCAATGGCCTGATCGGAGCTCTGAACAACTTTATCAGCGGCCTGAATGGGATCTCTATCCCTGACTGGGTCCCTGGTATAGGCGGAAAGAGCTTCAGCATCCCGACGATCCCGACGCTGGGCGTCGGTACTGACAACTGGGCCGGTGGCATCGCCCAGGTCCATGAGCGGGGCGGAGAGATCATAGACCTTCCGAGAGGATCCAGAGTCTATCCGCATGATGAGTCTCTGGCTATGGCACGGCGTGAGGGCGCTGCAGCTGCTCCGGCAGCGGGCAACTTCACGATCACTGGCAACACGTTCTATGTGCGCGAAGAAGCTGACATCAACAAGGTCGGAGACGCGCTCTTCCGGAAGATCCGGCAGGCATATAGCAATAGAGGAGGGTGGACATTCAGTGGAGATATGGCTTAAGGGAAGAAAAAGAGTCAGGATCCCGGTCCTGCCTCCGGAGTACAAGGTAACCAGTACCCAGCAGAACACGACGGTCAACGTCATCGGCCTGGGTGATGTAACACTGAAGGGAAAGAGGGGGCTGCAGGAAGTCACCTTCACTTCCTTTTTCCCTCGCAGATATGATTCAAGCTACTGCGACTTCAGCAACATCAAAAGCCCGAAGCAGTACGTGAGGGACATCGAGAAGATGAAACGAGCGGGATCAGTAAAACTGATCATTACCGGAACACCGATCAATTTCCGCTGTACAATCGAGTCTTTTGAGTGGGGAGAAGAAGATGGCACCGGGGACATCGCGTACACCTTAACACTTAAGGAGTACCGGGCTCCGTCCTCCAGTCTCTCCTCTGTAGTCACAATGTAAGGGAGGAGCGATATGAAAAGAGTGACTCCTGAAACTATGGCCCGGACCTATACAGTCCGGGCTTATGATACGCTCGCGGCCATAGCCAGGAAGACCACAGGATCCGCTGACTATTCGGCCATCTATGAGCAGAATAAGGACCTCATCGGGGACAATCCGAACAATCTGACCGCCGGCATGGTCCTGACGATTCCCGGAGATACAGCTCCGGAGGACGACTGGTAATGCAGCTGCTCCTGACCAAGGCCCGCAGCGGCGCCCAGTACGACATCACACACGCTGTCACGAAGGTCGAGTGGAGTGGTTCGGCATCCCAGGCCGCGCGGCAGCTGTCCATTGATTATATCAACGCGCCCTATGACAACTTTGATCTGCCGGCCATCAGCACCGGGGACCTGATATCCTTCAGCTACGGGCAGGAGGGTGAGGTCTTCTATGGCCAGTTCTTCGGCTCTGAGAAGTCCTCAGCGGTCGGCACCATCACTTTCACAGCCTACGACATGATGAAGAACCTACTGGAGAGCCATGGCCAGTATAACTTCAAAAACACGACAGCGGAGGCGATCGCGCAGCAGGTCTGCGCAGATGCGCAGATCCCTCTCAGGACCGTGAACGGCGTGCCCTCCATCTATGTGACCGGCGTCAATATTGCGTCGATGCTCTGCGATGACATGAGCCTCTACGACATCATTATGGCCGCTTATACCAAGGCCCACAGGATCACAGGAGATAAGTACTTCCCGATGATCTACAAGAGGGGCCTGGGCGTCTATAAGTCGGAGTGGATCGTGAAGGGCCTCGTCCTGTCAGACTATGACAACCTGATGGAGGCTGACATCACGGAAACGATGGACCAGGTGGTGAATAAGGTCAAGATCTACGATGACAAGGGGAACCAGATCGGAGAGGTCACGGATGCTGACAGCCTCAGCATTTTCGGCACTTTTGAGCAGATTTATAAGCAGGAGGAGGGCGTGGATCCGACGACTGCGGCCCAGAATCTGCTGGCCGTGACACCCGACCAGACGATCCAGATCAAGTCCGTGGGAGACATCAACTGTCTGTCGTGCTACTTCGTGCAGGTCTCCGATCAGACGACCGGACTGTCCGGTAAATACTGGATCAGCTCAGATAAGCATGTCTGGGAAAATGGATCCTACACGATGGAGCTGGAGCTCACCTTCGACAGCATCATGGAAGAAGTGGAGTCCAGCACCGAAAAAGAAGAGGAGGGGAAGAAATCATGAGCTGGGTGGAAGGAATGGCCGGCATGATGGGCGGCGCGCCTGCAGCTGGCGGCCAGCTGAAACTGGCCGTGATGACCGGTCCCAATACCTGCAAGATCGGGAACCTGAATCTGACGGCTCAGGATCTCATGTTTGCGGATCACCTCCTGCAGGCAAAATGCACCAAGGTCAAAGAGACGGCACCAGGCGGAGGAGGGCTCTGCACTGACCAGAGCACATATCTGCCGGCGCTGGCAGCAGGAGACACCGTGCTGGTGTATCAGCTCTCTGATGACCGCTTTCTGATACTTGAGAGGATGGTGAAGAGCGGATGAGCATTTTACCTTCTTTTCTCTCGGAGACTCTTCTGAAGGAGGCGGAGGAAACCTCTACGG